AGAGCTTGAAGCTCAGCTTAACTCTTACAAAGAAAAAGCCGAGAAGGCTGAAGAAGCACTCAACAAACTGCTGGAAGCAGAGCTAAAACAAATCCCGGAGCAGTATAGGGACCTAATACCCGAAGGCTTGACGCCTGCTGAGAAACTCTCGTGGATAGCAAAGGCAAAAGAAAAAGGACTCTTTAAGCCCATCCCTTCTGTCGGTTCAGAAATGCCGTCGTCAACAACTCAACAGTATGACCTTTCAAAAATGACTGTCAGCGAGATGATGAAGCTGGCTCAAGAGAATCCTGAGCTCTATAACCAACTAACCCAAGGATTAAGGAGGTAATAAATCATGGCTACTGGAACAACACTTTCTACTAACATGATAATTCCTGAAGTTTTCGCTGAAGCACTTCAAGCCTACTTTGTGGGTAATACAACGGTTTTCAGACAGCTTGTAAGGGAATACGACACCCTTGTTGGTCAACCAGGAGAAACTGTACACCTTCCTAACTTCTTGCCTCTTTCTGACCCTGAAGAGGTTGCAGAAACTGATTCTCTTACTCCTGAAATTCTCACTCAAGCTGAAAAAACCGTAACAATCAAGGAAGTTGGAAAGCTTGTTGAAATTACGGACAAGGCGCTTCTTACCGCTGTGGGAGACCCCCTTGAAGAAGCCCGCAGGCAGATTGTTAGAGTGGTTAATAGAAAAATCAATAAGGACATCTACTCCGAGCTTGTTTCTTACGCTGAAGGTAACTCTAAGGTTCTTGGAAATGAAAATACAAACATCTCTTACTCTATCATTGCCGACGCTCTTGGAGAAGAAGAAGACTACGAAGATGCCGTTAACAATGGATATGTTCTCGTAATCCACCCTAAGCTCAAGGCAAAGCTCTACAAAGACCCAAACTTCATTGATGCTTCTAAATACGGTTCCCCTGTTCTCCAGACAGGCGAAATCGGACAGATTTACGGCATTCCTGTTGTTGTTTCCTCTATCGTTAAAAAAGTTGTTGTTGACGCTACCGCAGGTACTTACTACTACAAAAACCTTCTTGTAAGGCGTGGAGTTGTGGGTCTTATTTACCGGCGCAGGCCTCAGGTTGAAACATTTAGAGATATTGCAGCAAGGACAACAATGATTTCCTGTACTGTTCACTACGCCGTTGGGTCTATTGCGACTTACCCAGACGGAGTGATTGAAATTAGGTGTAAGTAATTTTTGGGGGCTTTAGCCCCCTTTTACTTTACAAAGGGAGGAATCAATCATGGGATACATCCTTGAGAGATACAGGAAACTTAGAGAACGAGCAAGAAAGCAGGAAGAGGGGAAGCAGGTAGACCAGAAGCAAGTGGAAGAAAAACAGGTACAAGAGGCTGAAGAGAGACAAACAGAAGAGCAGAAACAGAGAGCTACACAAGAGCAAAAACCCAAGCCGAAACCTAAGCCAAAACCAAGAAATCAGGGAAATAGAGGTAAATAATGGCTTACGCTACTCAGGATGACCTTTTGAAATATGAGCCTTCCATAACCGACTACATCCCAGAGGGACAGACCGACTTTTCTCCTCAGATTACACTTGCTGAAACTCAGATAAATCTGACTTTGCAGGCGAAAAAGATTGACCCAGCGAATGTCCCACCTGACGAACTCAAGATTCTTACCTGCTTAAAAACTCTCTATTTGATTTTCAACATGAACTCAAGAGACAAGGAAGATGTCTTTTACGCTAAAGCACAAAGTTACAAAGAAGCTTTCGAGGAAGCGATTCAGAATATCCTCGTTATTAACGATGAAGGCGAAACTGTCAGCACTTCAGGTGGTTACATCGGGCGAGGGTAAAGGTGATACAGATAAAGGGAAACTTTGACGCTATAAAGAAATGGCTTGGCAAGGAAACGGAGAAATACGAACCAGCTAAAGCCGTTGTTTATCTCCACCCTCCTTTTGAGAACAGAAAAGGAGTTTGGCAGCACGACGGAACAAAAAGAGGAATCCCTCCCCGTCCGTGGTTTGGCGTGAGGAAAGATTTTGAACCTACGCTTGAGAAGATTAAACATCATTGGCTTTCTTCAGACCAGACTGTAAAAGAGCTGATTCAAGATATAGCTAATTCCTTGATAGCTAACATCAAAGAGGGCGTCAATAAACAGACTGACATTTGGGGTAAACCGTTTATCCCTCTTAAACCTTCAACAGTTAAGAGGAAGAAGAGCTCAAAAGCCCTCATAGACAAAGGACACATGATTAATTCCGTTGTTTGGAAATGGCTATGAGAAACGAAATCATTGACGAGATTGTAACTGTCTTAAAAGAAATAGAGGAAATCAAAACTATTAGGCGTAACTTGTGGGACGTTGCAGATTCCCAACTTCCTGCTGTTGCTGTTGTTTACAAGGGCGAGAGTCCAAAGGAGCTCCTTAACTGTACTCAAGTAAATATGCAAGTTGAACTGAAGCTTTTAACGAAAGAGAGAGATAGCGACGCTAACCTCGTTTCTCTCGTGGAAGCGATAGAGGAAAAGTTTGATATGTACCGAGGTTCAAACTTTTACACTGTCGTTGGAAGTATTTCCTCTGACGCTGGAGCTGTTTATCCATATAGGCGTGCTGATATAACGCTGAACGTGATTTTTAGGAGGTAACAGAAATGGGAATTCTCTACACTAAGAAGACTCTTATAGCAGCAGCAATAGATCCGGTTGTTGGAGAAGTTTACGTCGGAGAAGCTTTAACAGGCGTTGCAACTATTGATTCTTCTATGGCTTTTGTGGCAACAGACGTGAAGATCAAGCCTGTTATTGAGATGGTAGATAGAAAACCAATCAATAACGGCTTTTCTACTGCTCGAAGTGTGCCAGGTAAGAAATATGTCGAATGTACTTTTACAGTAGAACTTGCTGGTAGTGGAATCGCTGGGACTGCGCCGAAATGGGCAGACCTTCTTGAAGCTTGCGGGTGCGTGAAAGAAGCTCTTGCTGATGGAATTCTCTATAAAACAGGATTTTCTGAAAAAACCGCAACCATCTATGTTTGGATGGACGGAATTCTCGTCAAGCTTATTTCGGGAGCAGGCAACGTAAAGATAAATACTCCCGTGGGAGATGTAGGAAAGGTTGAATTTAGCTTTAAAGGACTTTACGCAACTCCTGAAGATGTAACTCATCCTACAAACGTACCAACTGACATTCTTCCTCCAGTTGTAACCTCTGCTGGGTTAACCGTGGGTGGTTATGCACCCGTTGCTCAGTCTGTTAGTCTTGATTTCGGAAACGATGTAAAACTCAGGGACAACATTAATTCTCCAGATGGCTATTCCTTTGCTTACATAGCAGACAGGAATCCTACAGGTTCTATTGACCCAGACGCTTTCACAAGAGCCGAGTACGACATTTGGACAAAGCTTGAAGCTGGATCTACAGAATCTCTTGAAATGACCATTGGAGATGTTCCAGGAAACAAAGTCCAGATCCTTTGTTCTGCTATCCAATACACAGGTGCGGAATTCGGTGAAAGAGATGGGCTTAGGACTATGCCCATCAACTTTGAATGCACAGGTGAAAATCAAATTCAAATCAAGTTTATGTAGGGGGCAAGAAATGCTTGAAAGAGAGGTTGAAATAACAGGTGGAGAAAAGATAACCGTTAGAGCTCTTACATGGGAAGAGATAGAAAAACTTGAAATACAGGGAGTTGATTTGCGCTCTGGAGGTGTTCCTCCTGCCAAGGCTATTACGAGAGTTCTCAAGATCATTGGTATTCCAGAAAGTAAGCTAAAAACCATGCGTCCTGGAGATGTAGCAAAACTCTACGCCGAGGTAATTAACCTTTCCTTTGCTCCCGAGGAAGAACTAAAAAACTTCGAATAGCGGTCTGGGCTCTGTTCTCAGACCGCTTGAGAAAAATGTTCGACTGCGAAGCCTGTAGAGAGAAGAAGCTCTACAAATACCGAGGTTGCGACGGACATAGAAGAATAGGAAAAGCAGTTGAGCCGATAGCCCTTGATAGATTCGGAAGAGAAAAGGTTGATTACTGTCCGAGGCTTGCAGTAAATAGAATGACCTTTAAAGCGATTCAGTTGTGGCAGTTCTACAAAAAAGGTTTTCTCCCTTATAAAGGTGGAATCCTTAATCAACCTTACAAGGCTATTCAATGGTTCCAGGTTATTGACCCTGAAGTTTCAAAAGTAGAAGAGGATTACAATGTTCAGCAATAAGGAATTAAAAATCGTTATAGAAGCTCAGGACTTAGCAAGCTCTGCCTTTAAAAAACTCTCCAATGAAATCTCCAGCCTGACCAAAAAGACTTTTAACCTGCTTAATCCTTTCACTTCCCTCCAAAAAACCCTTGCCTTTGTTGGTGGAACAGCTGGCTTTGGAATGCTGGCTAAGTCTTTTGTTGACACTGCCTCTGCTTTTGAGCAGTTCAGGGTTCAGCTCACAACTATAACCGGCTCCTTGCAGCAGGCTAAAGCCTCTATGGGATGGATTACAAACTTTGCTGCTACTACGCCTTACGAGCTTGACGAGGTTACACAAGCCTTTATTAAGCTCAAAAACTATGGAATAGACCCAACAGACGGCACCCTGCGAATCCTTGGAGACACTGCTTCTGCTATGGGGAAAAGGCTTGACGATGCAGTAGAGGCATTAGCAGATGCAATGACCGGGGAGTTTGAAAGACTGAAAGAGTTTGGAATCAAAGCAAGCGCCACCGCTGACAAAGTAACGCTCAGGTTTATGAAAAACGGTCAAATGATGGCTATAACGGTAAAGAATTCAGCAGAGGAAATTAAGAAAGCTCTGATGGAAATCTTTGGCGACAAGTTCGCAGGTGGAATGGAGAGGATGTCTAAAACGTTTCGGGGAATGCTTTCTAATCTTGCTGACTACTGGACCCAGTTTAAGAACGAGGTAATGGAATCGGGGGTGTTTAATTACATTAAAGCTGCTCTCGAAGTTATTCTGGAAAAAATAAAAAAGCTTAAACAGACAGGAAAGTTTGACGAGTGGGCAAGAAAGACAGGAAAAGCTATCACTTCTGCTTTTGAAAGTGCAGCAAAAACCCTCGTAAAAATCCCTATCTATATTGAACAAGCAAAACTGGGGTTTGTAGAGTTCTTCCATTTTCTTTCTGAACACAGCAGAATGATTAGTGTTCTTCTTGAAAGTGCTGGAGCTGCTCTTTTTATGAGAGGCAACTTTAGTGTTGGTGCCAGACTTTTCGGCGCCGGAGTGGCTATAAAAAACATGGGACAGTATGCTGAAGGATTAAAACAGGCAGTAGAGAAAACTAAAAAGACAATAGCAGAACTAAAGAAAGGACAAGGTGAAGTAGAAAAATTCTTTGCCGATGTTCACAAGAAGTTTGAGGAATTCCAAAAAGCTCAAGAAACTGCTGCTCAATCTTCTCAAAATTTTGCTAATACTCAGAAAAACGTTTCTAATGCCGTTCAGTCTGCAACAAACGCTATTTCCCAGCAAGCCTCTACTCTGAAGTCTTTCCAAGATAAGCTCAAAAGCGTAATGGACACTATCCGCTGGCAACAAATGACACCAGAGGAACGATACGTAGAGGTTAGAAGTAAGTTAGACGACCTATTCTCTAAAGCTCTTAATGATGACAACGTTGAAGCTGCTAAAGAATATGTTGACACATTCCAAAAATACATGGATTTGCTTTCTCAATTTGAGGGCAATGAGAACGTTCTACAAGAGTTTGAGAATAGCTTACAAGATTTACAACAGTGGTTTGGAACGGGCGAGTTATCTGTAAACATTGACACTTCTTCTCTTGAGTCTGCCAATCAGGTTGTGAGCGATATAAAAGGCGAGATTCAAGGAATAAAAGACCTTTTACCTATTGAAATAAGCGCTACTGATAAAACTACAGAGGTTATAAGACAGATAAAAAGTGAATTACGTGAACTTAAAACCATCGTAGAACAGTTGAAAAATCAAGGAATCTCTATAACGGTAGATGGAGATACAAGTAAGCTGGCGGAAATAGCTCAGAAGTTAGAGGCTCTAAGCGACAAGAAAATAAACATTACGGCAGAGGGAAACATTGAAGAGATTATTTCTCAGTTAAATGAACTCCCTGAACAAAAAGAGATCAAGTTATCTGTCCAGAGTGATATTAGTAAAGCCCTTTCTGATTTAGAGAAAACCCTTCAAAATCTCAAAGATAAGCAGATAAA